CGACCGGCGGCCGAAGCTCCAACGAGGCGGACGCACCACCGGCCGAAAGCGGCGCGCGAAGGCCCGAGCCGACGCGCGGACCATCCCCAGCCGAATCGCGGACTGACGAGGTGGCGGCGGCATGGCGACGCGCGGTCGGAAAAAGAAATCCCTCGCAGACCACGTCGCACACGGGACGTACCGCCCGGCGATCCACGGGCCACTCCCGCCCGACTTTGTCGTCACCCCGCCGGCACCCCCGGTGATTCACCGGCGGCAGGCGACGCGCGCCATCACCTACATCAACACGCTGACGCACACGAAAGGGCCGCACGCGCGCGAGCCGTTTCGGTTGCGCCCGTGGCAAGTGCGGATTGTGCGGCGGCTGTTCACGCAGCGCCGCGACGGGCGGCGGCAGTACCGCACCGTGCTGTTGATGCTGCCGCGGAAGAACGGCAAGACGGAACTGGCGGCGGCGCTGGCGGTTTACTTTCTGCTCTGGGACGGGGAGGTCGGGGGCGAAGTGTACAGCGCCGCCGCGGATCGCGACCAGGCAGCGCTGGTGTTCCACGTCGCGGCGCAGATGATTCGCAACGATCCGACGCTCGGCGCGCAGGTCGACATCATCGATTCGCAGAAGCGCATCGTCCATCGGGCGAGCGGCAGTATCTATCGGGCCATCAGCGCCGAGGCGTACAGCAAGCACGGGTTCAATGCGTCCGTGGTGATCTACGACGAACTGCACGCGGCCCCGACGCGGGAGTTGTGGGACGTGCTGGCGACCAGTCAGGGCGCGCGGGCCCAGCCGCTGATGATGGCGATCTCGACGGCGGGGGTCGACCGGACCTCGATTCTCCATGAGCTCTACGCGCACGGGCAGCGGGTCCTGGCGGACCCCACGATCGACCCGACGTTCCTGCCGGTGATTTATGAAGCGCCGGCGGAGGCGAACTGGCGCCTCGAGAAGACGTGGCGGGTGGCGAATCCCGCGCTCGGCGACTTCCGCTCGCTCGAGGAGATGCGCAGCATGTGCCAGCGGGCGCAGGCCATCCCGGCGCAGGAGAACAGTTTTCGGCGGCTGTATCTGAACCAGTGGACGGAGCAGGCGTCGCGCTGGATCCCGATGGCCGCGTGGGAGGCATGTGCGGGGCCGCCGGTCGCGTATGCGCGCCGGCCGTGTTACGTCGGCCTCGACTTGTCGGCCACGACGGACACGACGGCGCTGGTCGGCGTGTATCCCGACGCCCACGGCCCGGGCTTCGACGTGCGGGTGGCGTGCTTTGTGCCGGAGGCCAAGCTGCGCGAGCGCGTCACGCGGGAACGCCTGCCCTATGACGAATGGGCGCGGCGCGGGCAGCTAATCGCGACGCCGGGCAATGTCGTCGACTACGAGCGGGTGCGCACCGAGCTGCGCGCCTGGGCGGCGGAGAGCGACGTGCGCGAAGTGGCCTACGACCCGTGGAATGCGACCGACCTGGTGACGCGGCTCGCGACGCACGACGGGTTTGTCTGCGTGCCGATCCGGCAGGGGTTCGCGGCGTTGAGCGCGCCGACGAAATCGCTCGAGGCCGCCATCCTGTCGCGGACGTTGCGGCACGACGGGCACCCGGTGCTGCACGCGCAGATGGACCGCGTCGCGGTCGAGAGCGACGCGGCGGGGAACCTGAAGCCGTCGAAGGCGCTCTCGAGCGATCGCATCGACTTGGTGGTGGCGTTGATCCTGGCGCTCGACCGGCGGGACCGCCTGGCCGCGACGCCGGCGGCACCCGACTATGGGATCTACGTGTTTGGGGGGGCGCCGTGAAGCGCAAGCCCGGTCGGCGCCCGCTGGATCCGACCGATCCCTCGGTCGATGTCTCCTTCCGGTTGCCGTCGAAGGAGTACGCGGCGATCTGGCTGCGGGCGGCCAAAGCGCGCTGCTCGGTCCCTGAACACATCCGGCGCATACTCACCGGGCGGCGGTATTTACCACCTTAAATTCACGCCGATCGCGGGGATGCGCGTACAGTGCCGCGCGATCCCATGCTCACCCGGGCTTTTGCCGCGCTCGAGGTCAAACGCATCGACGTGGCGACGCGCGAGATCGAGGGCATCGCCACGACGCCGACGGCCGACCGCGGCGGCGATGTAATCGATCCGACCGGCGCATCGTTCACGTTGCCGATGCCGCTGCTGTGGCAACACGATCACCGCTGTCCGGTCGGGGAAGTCATCGCCGCGCACGTCGATGCGGCCGGCATTCGCGTCACGGCCCGATTCGCCCAGGTCGAGGAGCCCGGCGCGCTGCGCGACACGCTCGACCACGCGTGGCAGAGCGTCAAGGCGCGGCTGGTGCGCGGCCTGTCGATCGGGTTCAAGCCGCTTGAGGCGGAACCGCGCAATCCGCGCAATCCGTCCAGCGGCCTGCATATCAAGCGGTGGTTGTGGGCGGAACTGTCGGCCGTGACCATCCCCATGAACGTCGAAGCCACGATCCTGAACATCAAATCGGCCGCGCTCGGCCATCCCCTGCCCGGCGTTGCGGGCCTGTCTCCCGAGACCCGACCCATGCAGACCTTTGCCGAACGCATTGCCGCGCGCGAGACGACGCGCACCGACCTGATCGCGAAAATGGCCGCCCTGATGGAGGACGGCGACACGCTGACGACCCTCGCGGACGCCGACGCCGCGAAATACAGCGACTATTCCGCTCAGGTCAAGTCGATCGACGCCGACCTCGGGCGCCTGCGCGAGCTGGAGACCCTGAACCGCGGCCAGGCCGCGCCGATTGCGACCGAGCGCCACGGGCTGCCGGTCGTCTCGGTCAAGGCGAACGTCGAGAAGGGCACGGCGTTCGTGCGCTACGCCATGGCGATGCTCCAGGCGAAGGGCGACAGCCTGCGCGCCATGGAGAACGCCCGGCGCTGGCGCGACAGCACGCCCGAAGTCGAGTTGATGGTCAAGGCGGCCGTCGCGCCCGGCGACACGACGACGCCGGCCTGGGCGGGCGTGCTGGTGCAGATCCAGAACGCCCAGAACGAGTTTCTCGCGCTGCTGCGCCCGGAGACCATCCTGGGCAAGATCAGCAACCTGCGCAAGGTGCCGTTCAATACGCAAGTCCCGCTGCAGACCGGCGGCGGCACCTACGGGTGGGTCGGGCAGGGGGCGCCAAAGCCCGTGACGAAACTCGCGCTGACCACGACCGCGATCCAGTTCAGCAAGGCGGCCGGGATCATCGTCATTACTGAGGAGCTCGCGAAGCTCTCGAGCCCCGACGCCGAGACCATCGTCCGGGGCGACATGATCGGGGGGATCGCCCAGTTCCTGGATTCGCAATTCATTGACCCGGCGGTCGCGGTGGTGGCGAACGTCAGCCCGGCGTCGATCACCAACGGCGCGGGCACGGCCGCGTCGAGTGACAATGCGTCGACGGACCTCGGCACGATCCTCAATCACTTCAGCACGGCCGGCTATCCGCTCTCGACGATCACGCTGATCATGAGCGAGAAGAACGCGCTCGCGATGGGCATGAAACGGGACGCGATGGGCAATAAGGTCTTTCCGTCAATGGGCGTCGGCGGGGGCTCGGCGGAAGGGATCAAGATCATCGCCTCGAACACGGCCGGGGCCAATGTCATCGGCCTCTCGGGGCCGGACATCCTCTACGCCGACGAGGGCGGCGTCTCGATCGACGTGTCGCGCGAGGCGTCCGTGGTCATGGATTCCGATCCGGCCAATGCGGTCGGGCCGGTGCTGCGCTCGTTCTGGCAGGACAACCTGGTCGGCCTGCGCGCTGAGCGGATGATCAACTGGCAGCGCGCGCGCACCAGCGCCGTCTACTACCTCACCGACGCGGCCTACACCGTCTGAGGCCGTGCGCTTCCTGGGGTTCGACGTGACGCGGGCGCGTGGTCGGGGGCTGACCCCGACGGGCGCGCCCGTGCCGGTGCGGGGGTCGGGCGGCTGGTGGCCGATCGTCCGCGAGCCGTTTCCCGGGGCCTGGCAGCAGAACCAGGAGATCGCCGCGCCCTCGGTGCTGGCGTATGCCGCGGTCTACGCCTGCACGACGCTGATCGCCCAGGACATCGGCAAATTGCCGGTCCGCCTGGTCGAGCAGGACGACGCCGGCATCTGGACCGAGATCTGGAGTCCGGCGTTTTCCCCGGTCCTGGCGAAGCCAAACCGCTATCAGACGATCAACAAGTTTCTCGAGCAGTGGCTGGTCTCGAAGCTCACCACTGGCAATACCTACGTCCTGAAACAGCGCGACGAGCGGGGCGTGGTCGTGGCGCTCTACGTGCTCGACCCCGCCCAGGTGCGACCGCTGGTCACCCCCGACGGCGCCGTCTACTACGAGCTGACGACCAGCCCGCTGGCCGGCGTCGAAGACACGGTGACCGTGCCGGCGCGCGAAATCATCCATGACCTGATGGTGCCGCTCTTCCATCCGTTGGTCGGCGTGACGCCGATCTATGCGTGCGGGATGGTGGCCCTGCAGGGGCTGAAGATTCAGGAGAACTCGACGAATTTCTTCGCCAACGGCTCGAGCCCGGGCGGGGTGCTGCTGGTGCCCGGGCAGCTCAACCAAGAGCAAGCCACTCGGATGCACACGGAATGGACCGAGAAATATACGGGCACGAACGCGGGCAAGGTGGCCATCCTGCCCAATGGCATCACCTATCAGGCGATGACGGTCAACGCGGTCGATGCGCAGCTCATCGAGCAGTTGAAATGGACGGTCGAGCAGATCTGCAGCTGCTATCACGTGCCGGCGGCGCTGATCGATTCGAGCCACCAGCCGCCCTACGCCAACTCGGAACCGCTGGTGCAGCAGTACTACAGCCAGTGTCTGCAGTGCCTGATCGTGGCGCTCGAGCTCGCGCTCGATCACGGCCTCGGACTGGTCGACGTGCCGGGCAAGCGGTACGGCACGGAGTGCGACATCGATGCGCTGATCTGGATGGACACGACGACGAAGACCAAGGCGGCCACCGATGCCATCGTCGGCGGGGTGCTGTCGCCGAACGAGTCACGGGCGAAGTACTTCGGGGTCGGCGCGGTGCCGGGCGGCGACACGCCGTATCTGCAGCAGCAGATGTACAGCATGGCCGCGCTGGCCGAACGCGACGCCGACCAGCCCTTCTCCAAGCCCGCCAGCGCCCCGCAGGCGCGCGCGCCGGAGGACGAGGCCGAGGACGTCGACCTGAAGGCGTTCGCGGCCCTGCTGACCGTCAAGGCCGCCCAGGAAGGCTGGCTACGCGATGCCTAACCTCGAGGACTTCGCGGAAGTCGTGCGCTTGACGATTAAGGCGGCGGTGGCGCCCGAGCAGGCGCGGACGGCGCGGCTGGACCAGGCGCTGACCGAGGCGCGCGCGGAGCTGGCCCTGCTGCGCGAACGCCTCGCCGTCCTGGAAGCCCGCGCGCCGCTCCCGGGGCCGCCCGGGCCGGCGGGGGCCGACGGCGCGGCGTGGACCGCCGGCGAGCTCGAGTGCCTGCAGGCGCCCGACGACCCGCGCCTGGTCACGCTGCAATTCCGGCACGGCGACGTGGTGACGCCGGCCGGGCAGCTGGCGTTCCGGGTGCCGGTCTTCTGCGGCGTCTACCAGCCGGGCCGCTACGAGCCCGGCGACATGGTGACGTGGCACGGGTCGCTCTGGCACTGTAACGCCGCGACGAGCGAGCGGCCGGGCGGCGGGGCGGCCTGGACGCTGGCGGTCAAGTGTGGCCGGGATGGCAAGGACGCCGCCGCCCCGGGGGAGGCGCGCTGATGGCCGCCCTAGTGACGCTGGCGCAGGCGAAGGACTATTGCCGGGTGGTCGGGACCGCGGACGACGCGGCGCTCGGCCTGACGCTGGACGCGGCCGAATACGTGCTCCTCGAGTACCTCAGCCCGACGCCCGAGGACGCGGCGATCGTCGGGGGGTGGACCCCGGAGACCGCGCCGGCGATTGTGCCGCAGATGATCCTGTTCCAGACCGGCGAGTATTGGCGCTTCCGCGGCGATGACCTCGAGGGCGGCGGGCCGCGCCGCGACCTCGACCGCGGCGACCTCCATCCCCTGGTCGTCGGCACGCTGCGGCGCCTGCGGACCCCGGTGATCGCATGATCCCCGCCGGCCGCCGCACGACCTACGTGACGCTGGAGAATCCCGGCGCCCCGGTGCCCGACGGCGCCGGCGGGTTCACGGAGAGCTGGACGCCGCTTGACCCGCCGGCGGCGTGGGTGGCGCTCGAGGCGCTGGGCGGGGCCGACATGGAACGGCTGACCGCCGACACCATCTCGGCCAGCGGGACGCACCAGGTGACGCTGCCCTATCACCCGCAGGTCACCGTGCAGACGCGGCTGACCTACGCCGACCCGGACCGCGGGCTGCGCACGTTCCAGGTGCTCGGGTGGCGCGATCCGGGGGCGGTCCGCCGCGAGCTGGTGCTGGTCGCCGCCGAGGCGCTGCCGTGATCAAGTTCTCGCTGGGCGGCGTCGCGGTCGAGCAGCGGAAGTGGACGCAGTTGCCGTCGTTCCTGGCGGCGCAGGCGCAGGCGGCGCTCCTCGCGCACGCGACGACGGTGGCCGCCGCGATTACCGGGGCCTATCCGGTCGTGTCGGGCACGCTGGCCGCCGGGATGTCCGTCAAATCGCAGCCGCGCAAGACCAAGGCCCGGGTGGTGATTCACAACAAGGCGCGCTACGCGCTGATCTACGACATTGGCTGGTCGGCGCGCACGACCAAGAAGACCAAAGCCAACCGCGGCGTGATGCCGGCGGCGCATGTGTTCATCCCGCGCGTGCAGCAGGCCCGGATCGACCTGGTGCCGCGGATCGCCGCCATCATGCGGGCGGAAGGGTTGACGGTCACCGGTGCCTGATTCGAGCGCGGTCGACACGGCGGTGATCGCACGGCTGGCGAGCGATGCGACGCTCGCGGCGCTGTTGCCCGGGGGCGTGCACTTCGGGCTGGCGCCGCAGGGGACGACGGCGTTTGCGCTGGTCACGATCGACGAGACCGCCGACATCGCCGTTTTTGCCGCCGCGCCGGCCGCGCGCCGGGCCATCGAAGTGATCACCTACGCCGTCCAGGCGGTGGTGCTCACGAGCGCGATGGCGCCGGCGACCGACGCCGCCGCGCGCATCGACGCGCTGCTCGAGGACCAGCCGCTGACCGTGGCGGGCTATGGGTGGTTGTCGACCGTGCGCGTCGAGCGTCTTCGCGACCCCGGCGAACTCGATCCGGGGGATAAATCGGTCCGATGGCAGCATCACGGCGGGCGCTATCGGGTGCAGGTCACGCCGACTGTCTAAGGAAGGACAGACATCATGATTCGCGCAGGCCGTGATGGACTCGTGAAATGGGATCCCACGGGCGGGGCGACGACCGTCGCGCTCGCCTCGATCAAGTCGTGGACGCTCAGTCTCGCGACCGAAAAGATCAACGTCACCTGTTTCCAGGACACCAACCGCGTCTATGTCCCCGGCATGCGGGACATCAGCGGGACGATCACCGGGTTCTGGGACAGCGCGGATATGTCGCTCATCGAGGCGACGGCGCTGACCGCGCCTGGCATGCTCGCCCTGATCCCGCATGCCAACGACCCGAGCGCGGCGACGCCGCACGAATTCAGCGGCCTGGCCTACATGGACGCCGAACTCGATACCGACGTCGAAGGAGCGCCCGCGCTGTCGGGCACGTTCATGGCCGCCGGGCCCTGGACGCTGCCGACGTCGGCGTAGGGGGGCGCCGTGCCCGGGCTGTTCCGCACCGCCACTTTTGGCGGGCAGCGGGGCGCGATTGTCTGGGGCGCGGGGGAAGCGGCGGCGCTCGGGCGCTGGTCCGTGACGCGGGACGAACACTTCCGTTGGCGGCTCTCGGCCCGGGTGGAACGGGTCGACACGCTGCGGCTCCGGCAACTCCCGCTGCTCTTTCAGGCGCCGCGCCTCGCCCGGCCGGCCGGGCTCTGGTGCTTCCCCGTGCTGCCCAAGACGCTCCAAGTGACCGGCACCACCTTGACGGCCGCCCTGGGGCCGCCGGAAGGACGCTGACGCATGGATATGGTGATCCCGCGCGAGGTGACGTTGTCGCTCGCGGACGGCCGCACGGTGACGGTCTGGGCGGAACTCAATCACGGCCAGTACATCGCCCTGCTGTCGCGGATGTATACCGAAGCGAAGGACGGGGAACTGCGCCGGGACGTCATCAAGACGACCGACGCCACGGTGATCGCCTACCTGATCGACTGGACGCTGACCGACCCGCAGGGCGCGCGCATCCCGGTTCGCGGCCTGCCGCCCGACGACGTCCAGGCCGCGCTCAACAACCTGCGCCAGGCGGTCGCCCAGGACGTCAAGCACACGATCGAGGCGCATCACGCGGCGGTCGAGGCGGCGGCCACGGCGCTAAAAAAAACGGCGTCTATCGACGCCTCGTCCGACACACCCTCGCCGTCTGTCGGCGGACCGGCCTGAGTTGGGACGCCGTGCAGACCCTGCCCGAATCCACGTTTAGCGTGCTGGCGGAGGACCAGCCCTGATGGCCCTGACCGGCGCTCTGCAGGCCGACTTCTCCGCCTTCGTCAGCGAGGCGCACAAAGCCAGCGCGGCGCTCGGCGTGATGGACGCCGAAGCGAAGAAGACCGGCGCGACGCTGGCGAAGACCGGCGCCGTGATGGACGGCATGGGCACCAAGTCGGGGGCCGGCCTGACGCAGATTTCCGCCGGCCTGCGCACGGTCGACCAGTCGGCGAACGCGCTCGGGTTCTCGCTCGCCAAGCCGATCGGCATGCTCGACGAGCTCGGCCAGGTGGCGGGCAAGACGACCGCCGAACTCGGCGCACTGGGCACGGCGGGCGCGGTGGCCGGCGCCGCGCTGGCCGGCTGGAACGTCGGCCGCTGGATTGCCGACCTGACCGGGTCGGATGACGTCATCGGCCGGCTCACGGCCCGCGTGCTCGGGATCGGCGATGCCGCCGAGGTGGCGGGCTACAAACAGGACCTCCTCGCGCGCGCGAGCGCCACGGCGGGCCGGACGATCACCGACCTCTCCGAGGCGATGACCATCAACTACAACGCCGTCCAGAAGGCCGCGGCGGCGGTCGATACCGCGACCCACCGCCAGGCGTTGTGGGAGGGCGAGATCCGCAAGCATCGGGCCGTGCTTCCGGAGATCTCGGCGGCGCTGGCGAATCACACCGGCACCGTCGCGCAGCTCGCCAAGCAATACGGGATGACGGCCGAGGCGATCACCTACTACGTCCAGAAAACCAAAACGCAGAGCGCGGCCCACGAGGAAGCGGCCCGCAAGACCGAGGCCGCGGCGGCGGCGCAGAAGAAACTCCGCGACTCGCTCACCGGCGCAGACGACATCAAGAAGGCGCAAGAGTACATGCTCGCGCTCCAGGGGATCGGCAGCGTCGCCGGGTTATCGGCGAAGTCGCAATCGGAACTCAATCGCGTCATCGGTGAAGGGATCGAGGCGTACACGCGCGCCGGGCAAGTCGCCCCGCAAGCGATGCGCGACACCTACATCCAGACGATCCAGTTACCGCCCGTCGTCTCAGGGCTCACGTCCGAATGGGCCAACGTCGGCACGCAGGTAACGATCACCGCCGACAGCGTCGTCGCTGACACGCAGCGCATGAAGGCCGAAACCGAAGCGTTCGAGCGCGAGACGCAAGACATGGTGCAGGCCTATATCGATATGCAGTACGGCATCGAAGGGAAGAAAAAAAAGACAGACGAAGACACGGACAGCGTGAAGAAAAACACGCAAGCGTACTACCAGCTCAACGCCGCGCTCGGCGCGAATCGGTCCGCGCTCGATTCGGTCCTCGCGGGACACGAACTCATGAGCGCGTACGCCAAGAGCGGTGTCGCGATGGGCTCGACGCTCGCGACGGGCGGGTATGACTTCTCGATGATGCAGCGCGCCGGACTCCCGACGACGAATGTGGCGCGAGGACTCGTCACGCCTCCCGCGTCGTCGAATCAGCACACGCTCAATATCAACGTCAACAACTCGACGGCCGATGACCTCGCGAAGAAGCTCACGACCGAGATGCGTCATCAGGGCGTGCGGTTTTGACGATGGCATCCGTCTCTCCGTCGCATCGTCCTGGCTGTGCGCGGCTCGGCTTCGCCCGCTTGCAGGCGTTCCGCTTGAACGTCTACGAGTCCATCGTCATCTCCCGGATCGATGGCGTGCTCCTCGGGGGACATCCGACCGGACTCCGCATCGAAGGCGCGAGCATCGAGCACGTCTTGAACGACCAGCCGGACACGGCGTCATTCCGCGCGAGCGCGGGCGTTCATCCCGTTGCGGGACAGACGATCGAAGTCTACGACGCCGGACGACCGGACCTCGGGCATCAACTGTTCGGAGGACGCGTCATCGAGTCCACCGTCCTCTACGAGTCACAGAAGCACCATGTCGCGTTCGATATTCGCTGCATCGATCCGACATGGCTCATGAATCGCCGGAGAGTGCTCGCGACGTATGCGAATCAGAGCGCGAGCGCGATCGTTCTGGACCTCGTCTCGCGGTTCTGTCGCGGCGTGACGACGCGACACGTCGCGCCGGGACTACCGACGCTCGACGCCGTCACGTTTACGAACGAGCTCCTCCCGCAGTGCCTCACGACGATCTGCGAGCGCATCGGGGGATCGTGGTATCTCGACTATCAAAGCGATCTGCACGTCTTCCTCACGGAGAGCGAGACCGCAGGCAGTATCACGGACGCCAGTCCGCGGACCTCGCGGAATCACACGCTCTCGGAAGACCTCTCGCAAGTCGTGACGCGCGTCATCGGCCGCGGTGGAGGCGTCGGCGCGAGCATCGATCACGCCGCGGGCGCGGTGGAGCTCCTCATCGATGAAGGCGACGAGCCGCAATCGTGGTACAGCGCGACGGGAGGGACCGTCGAAGTCAATACGCAACTCCTCACCTACGCGGGCGTCCGCGGGCTCGGCGCGACGGGCGCGCTCGTCGGGACCGGTAACGCGCCTAGCGCGGCGCCGCGGCCGACTCCCGCGGCCGGAAACACACATACCGTGGGCGCGACGTACGGGTATGCGGTGACGTTCACGACCGCCGCTGGCGAATCGCTGCCGGGACCAGTGCGGGCGATCACGATTCAGACGATCAATCCTGTCGCACCGCCCGCCGTGGCCGCGCGTGGCCGTCCACCTGGATCGTACCCGCCTGGATTGATTTCACCGGGTGCGACACACATTGCCTTTGCCGTGCAAATCCAATATCGCGCCGGAGCGTTTGGACCGCTCGGGGCGGGTACGGCGTGGCTGCCGTGGGACGGGAACGACTGGGAGGTCTATGTCGGTCCGCGCTCGTACTACACGCATAGCGACGGATCGAGCGCGTTCTATTATCCGACGTTGGAACCGGGCGGGCCAGCGGCGCCGACGGCCTACGTACTCGTCTATCGGATGGACAATGCTGGCCCGGCCGCGAATCAATGGCAGTACACGACCGGCGATAGCTTCTATTCAGGTGGATGGATCTATCAGTGTGCGTGCGGGTACTCATCGGGTGGCACGCTCGTCTTCTCGCCAAGCGGATACGGCACCGTCGATCTGTACGACGTGCCGATCAGCAAGGCGCCGGTGGTGACGGGCCGGAAGATTTACCGCACCACGGCGAACGGGTCCGCGCTCAAGTTACTCGCCACGATTGCGAACAATACCGCCGATCAATACGCGGATCGCAGTGCCGATGCCGCGCTTGGCGCCGCACCGCCCGCGTCAGACTCCAGCGGGATCAAGGACGAAGGACAAGTCAACATCGGCGCGACCTCGCTTCCCGTCTCCTCGACGACGCCGTTCGCGGCCGACATGATCGGCGGCGTGACGCCGGGAGGATGGGTCCGGCTCGGAGGAATGATCGTCCGGTATACCGGCATCGGCTCGGGCGCGCTGACGGGCGTTCCGGCGTCGGGCGTCGGCTCGATTACGGCCGTCATCCGCTACGGGGCGCAAGTCCTCGTCCAGCCGCGGCTCGTCGGGATTCCCGCGAGCGGCTCGGGCGCGCTGCTCGCGCCGATTCGGAAGGGCGACACCGTCACGATTCGGATCGTCATCGATGACCCGACCGCGATTAGTCAAATGGCGAATCGGCTCACGCCCACGGGACAGAATCCCATCTACGAGGACGGCGTCGTCGAGGAAGTCCTGTCGGACTCGCGCTTCGGACTCGTCGAGCTCACGGCGCAATGCACGGCGCATCTGACCGATCGGAAGTCTCCTGCGAAGACGCTCACCTTCGAGAGCCGTGATCCCTCGCTGCAAGTCGGACGGCTCATCACGATCGACATCTCGCAACCGCCGATTAGCGGGACGTTCCGGATTCAACGCATCGGCTTCTCGGAGATTGCCGTCGCGGGCGGACGCGCGTCCGCGCTCCCGCTGAAACGCATCGAGGCAACGTCGAAGCTCTTCACGTTCGCGAATCTGCTTCGGCAACTCCGCGGCCGAGAGGGAGGAGTCCCGTAGCATGGCGCTCGATCGCACCTGGTACAACACGCTCGTCGACGACGACGGCTCGGGAATGACCGGCTCCGTGTGGGATAAGGCCGATGTCGATGCGTTGATGGACGCGATCGATGCGGAAGTCGGCAGCACGGATGGCGCATGGACGCCCACGCTCGTTGGCTCCGGAGGTGGAACGCCGATCTATTCCACGCAACTTGGGGCATATGGGTACGCCGCAGGATTAGTTGTGGTCGGCTGTCGCATCACGCTCACGAGTAAGGGATCGCTGGCCGGGTCGTTGTCCATCAGCGGACTCCCCTACAGTAACCCCGGATACTACTTTCCGATGTCGGTCGGATTGTTTAACGGGATGGCGGCGAATGGCTCCGTCCCTGCCGGGTACCTCGGAAGCGGGACGGCCATCACGCTGACGCTGCAATACGGGCAAACTAGTATGGCGCCGTTGGATGCCTCACACGTTGCGGACAACTTCGACATCATCATCGGCGGCACTTACCGGATTTAAAGGAAAGGGCGGGCACTCATGGCGATCGTCACGGCAGGGAAGCAAGTCAGCGCGGCACAGATTCAGTCGCAAGCGGGAGACCTCGCATCGCTACTCCGCGACACGTTGCAGCGCGCCAGCAACTTTCGGATTCAGTTGGAGTCCTGGCCTGATGCAGACCTCATCACGCTCGGACTCACGCAGGAAGAGATCAACGCCATTAAGGGGTTTTACGTGGGCGACCTTCCGCCGATCGCGAATCTGTTCTCGTCGTCCGTGTGGGTCAAACAACTGCTCGGGACGGGCGTCTGAATGCGCGCGGCGCTGATCGCGCTCGGGCTCCTGGCCGTGGGCGCCTTTCTCGTGCTCATCGTCCAGGCGCTGCGCGGGCGGTAGGGGCGGCGCCGGACCGGGAACAGGGCGGGAATGGGAACCGGCAAAACGTGGCGAAAGGCGGCAAAAGCTGACACGAGACGTGTCAGCTACGCCGAAGGCGAAAGCGACGATTTAGGCCTGATTCTATTGATTTCTTGGTGGTGGACGGCGGGGGGCTCGAACCCCCGGCCTCCGCGTTGCGAACGCGCGTGTGGCGCGCGAGTTTATGCGGGATTCTTTGTGGTTTCGTCACGACCGGGAACGGTTCGGGAACGTCTTCGCCGAACTTCAGCCACGAGGATCCGCGCGGCGCGGCGCAGCTGCCAGACGTCCCACTGCCAGATCAGCCAGCCGAGAATTCCCGGGCGGCCGCGCCATCGATCGAACGTCATCGGTCCTCCGCGGGATCGTCGCCTGGCGCTTCAAATTGATCCGCCAATGCTTGAAACGCCTTCGCGAGTTTCGATAAGTCTTTGTCGGGGACGTTGACCGTATACCGGATCTGCAGCGGGCCATCGGCTGGCGTCAGGATCTCCACGCTGGCGCAGTGCTTCGGAATCAGCCCGACGTCGATCAGGGCGTCACCGACTTTCCTTCCGTGAATCAAAAACCTCACGCGGTCCTCCTTCCGCGGCGCTTGGCCGGCAGCGCGCCCGCCGCGCGCAGCTGGTCCTCGGCCCGCGCCTCCGCGTAGATGCCAAGTAACACGTCGGGCTTCTTCCAGTTCCCCTGCTTCTGCACCGCCGACAGCGGCACCTGGCGGTCGAGGAGCTGCTCGGTCGCGCCCGACTTGCGCGTCCCCCAGTGGAACGTGATGCCGTGCTTCGCGCGCCCATACGGCAGGTCCGCCTGCCGGCAGAGATACTCGAGCCGCTGCCGGACCGACCCGGTCCAGTCGCGTGGGTTCTCGGCCCGGCGAAACTTCGGGAAGAGCCAGGCGCTGTCATGCTCCTTGACGAGCGCGTCGAGCGCGGCCTGGCAGCGCGGCGAGAGCGCGGCCTCGTAGGCCCGGCCGCTCTTCGGGTCGCCGATGTAGAGCCACGGCCCGTCGCGGTGCGTGCGCTGCAGGTCGAGGATGTCGCCGAGCCGGATCAGCGGGTCGCGCCCGAGCAGCAGAACGGCGCGGTCCTGCGCATCCTCGCAGACCGCGAGGAGCTGGGCGAACTCGGCATCGGTCACAAAGCGGCGGCGCGGCGGGACCACGGGCAGCATTTTCATCCCGACCAGCGGCGAGGCACTGAGGTACTTCGGCACCGCGTCGCGCAGCATGCCTTTCAGCAGCGCCACTTCGCGATTGATGGTCCGGGCCGCCACGGGCCGCCGACCCGTCCGTCGGTGCGTGTGATACGCGCGGACGCGGTCGGGGTCGATCGCGGTCAGGAGGTCGTCGCCGAAGAACGCCTCGAGCTGCGCGAGGATCTCCAGCTCGCGCCGTGCGCCCTTCCGGTGCGCGATGACGTCAACCGCATACCGCTCGGCATACTTCGCGAACCGGATCGCCGGCGTCGCGCTCGGCAGCCGATAGAGCCGCGCCGCCAGCTCGTTCATGCGCTGGTGGTAGCGGTCGGTCGCGATCTTGCGGCTGTCCTTCCGCTGCGCGACGGTCTCGCCGATGCGGATGTCGGTCTTCTCTTTCTGCTTGGTGGTCTCGAGAAAGAGCCAGTAGTAGGGCGAGTCGGGCCGGGTGAAGACGCCCATGACTAGGCGCCGTTCAACCGCTCGCGCAGCCGCGCCAGTTCCTGGCCCTGGTCGAGCACCAGCCGTTGCAGCTCGGTGATGGTCTCTTTTAGGTCGCGCAGCTGGCCGTCGAGATCGGTGCGGCCCTGCCAGGCGGCTTCGAGCCCGCGCATGATCTCGTCACGGCCTTCGTCGGCGAGCTTGACGCCCTCGAGCATCTTCCGGAATCCGTCGTCAATCGTGCTCATACATCCTTTCGCGCCGTGTCAATCGGTGTTAGTCCTACATGACACGAAACATTTCGAGGTCAGCTGTGTGAATTTGTCGTTTTGGGTCTTGCGAGAAGGCCCACCGTGCCGATAGGGTACGAGCCGTGTTGGAGAGGAGGAACCCTGCATGGCATCGCCAGCGACCCCGTTGTCTCGGAAACGACGCTATTCCCTCGTGCAACGGCAGGCGATTGCCTACCTCCTCACGCTCGAACCGGACGACCTCGACGCTATCCTCGTGCAGCTCGTCGGGCTGCATAGAGCTTCTCAATTACGTGTCGCATCGCGCGGTACTCGTCCTCCTCTAACTCGTCCAGCATCGCCGCGAGCCGTAAAGAATCCGGGCTGACGACGCCACGAGTCCCCGGCGGGGGTCCCTGCAGCGCATCGACGGTCTCGCCGAGTTCCTTCGCAATATCGACAATGGTCTGATGCGACGCGACCGTCTTGCCCTGCTCGATCTTGATGATCGTTTGTCGCTGCACGGCCACGCGCTCCGCCAGCTTCGCCTGTGTCAGGCCGCGGGCCTTGCGGAGCCGTTTCACGTTCTTCCCGAGATCTGTGCCCATCTGTGGCCGTAGTTTACGTGTCATGTTTATCGCACACAAGTATAGACACTGTCTCGACAGGATTTAGACATAAAAATTATTTGTCTGTCTGAGCCCACATTTTAGGTTGACACCACGAACATCAGACCATACAGTCCGTGCCTTGCAAGTGACACGGACGACGTATGCGCATCAAAACGAACATTGGTGACCTGAAAACCGCGCGCAAGTGGGCGGGCCTCACCCAGGCCGAGCTGGCCGCCGCCGTCGGCGTCAACCGCGCGCTGATCTGCTATCTCGAGAACGGGCGCGTCGACCCGGCCACGGTGACGCACGGCACGCTCGTCCGCATCGTGCGCGTCCTGCGCCAGCACGGGCTCAAGCCGCTGACGCTCGACGACCTCTTCCCAGCGTCGAAGGTGGCGTGATGGTGACCGCCCCCAGCCCCTACCTGACGGCGAACGAGGCGATCACGTACCTCCGCCTCGGCTCGCGCTCGGCGCTGCAGCGGCTGATCGTCGAGCACCGCCTCCCCTGCTGCCGGCGCGGGCGGCTCTACCTCTTCGACACGCGCGAGCTCGACGCCTGGCTGCACGGCCACAGCTCAGCGCTCGAGATGGCGCGCACGCTGCGCCGGGGGGCCTGACCGTGCTGACCCTGGTGATCGCGCTCGTCCTGCTGGCGATCGCCGGCGTCGCGCTGCTGGTGTCGACGGCGGTCCGCGGGACCCCTGACGACGAATTCGTCAAGCGGAGCGCGCGGCTCTATCGCCGCGACGACGACGAGGGCGACCGGTAATGCCGACCGCCTCCAACCTGCTGTGCGGCTGTGGCCGCTTTCTCCGCGTCCAGCAGAACTCCGTCACCGTCGAGGAGCTCACCGAGGCCGGGGACCCCTACCGGCTCTGGGATGCCGACCTGTGGGTCTGCGACGACTGCGGCGTGGAACTGATTGCGGGCTTCGGCCGCGCGCCGATCGCCGAGCACTGGCAGCCGGGCTATGCCGCGGCGCGCGAACGCCTGGCGCCGATCATCCGCGGGCGCTGTCGGGCGGAGGACGACCAGTGACGCGTCTCGCCTATCGCACGTATCTCGGCGACGGCGTCTACGTCGCGTTCGACGGCTACAGCCTCGTCCTGACGACGGAGAACGGCGTGCGGACGACCAACCGCATCGTGCTCGAGCCGGAGGTCTGGACGCAGCTGCGCGTGTGGGTGGAACGCCTCGAGCGCGGCGACGAGGACGACCAGTGACCACCCCGCCCGTCCACGTCATCGGCTCGTGGTACGTCGAGGGGCCGAAGGTGCCGCCCTACTACGTCATCGAGGTCCAGGCGCCGGCGCCGCCCTGGGCGCCCGTGCTGCGCCTGGTGACCCACGACGCGGATTTGTATTCCGACTGTCTCGGCGTCGAGGGGTGCCCGGTTGCGGTCGTCGTCTCGTACGACCGCGTCCACGGCAAGAACATCCTCACGTCGGTCGACATCGCCGGCGAGGAGAACTAATGGGCCAGACGAACATCACCCAGGAGCGCGCCGCGCGCCGCTTCCATCACCTCGCGGCGCTCGAGCGGCAACTCCGGGCACAGACCGCGGAGCTCGTGGGGCTGCAAGACGAGGTGAAGCACGCGAAGAAGGCCTGCGACGCGCTGGTCGATCGCATGCGCCAGGCCGCGCGCGACGAGGGCGAGCTGCCGCTGTTCGACATGGACGACGAGGCATGAGACGGCCGCCGCGTAGCGGGCGCTGCTTCTGGTGCGGCTGGCGCTTGCAGAAGCCTGGAGACGTGGTCCGGCATGCGCCGGACTGCGTGTTGAGGTCAGGCCTGCCCGATCAGCAGGCCTTTGATTGGGACGAAACGGAAGTGAGGAACAACTATGCCACAGAAAGAAAAGAAGGACGCGGAAGAAACCAAGAAAGCCGTGAGCATTCAGATCACGCCGCCACGGATGGAGTGGATCGGGATCCACATCGAGAACCTCGAAGGCAGTCCGCTGGTCTCGAATCGCTTCGGTCTCATCTCCCGCAATGCGATGCAAGAACAGCAGCTCGCCGGCAGCACGGCGCGCGGCAAGCGGAAGCGTGACCCGAAAAACTTCGAAGCCGGCTATCGCGACAGTCTGTACACGAGTCCCGATGGCTGGTACGGCTTCAACGCAGCCGCGTTTCGTGCTGCGGCCATCTCGGCCTGTCGTCTGGTCGGCTTCAAGATGACGTTCGCGAAGCTCGCGATCTTTATCGAAGCCGACGGTGTCTCGGAGGATGGACAGACGGCGCTCGTGAGGATCACGGGATCACCGGAGTCGTTTATCGCACCCGTGCGCAATTCGTCCGGCGTCGCCGATCTGCGCGCGCGCGCGATGTTCCGCAAATGGTCGATGGTCGTCAACGTCCGGTTCGATGCGGACATGTTCACGCGCGACGACATCACGAATCTCTTTGCACGCATCGGCGCCCAGGTCGGCATCGGCGCGGGCCGTCCCGACAGCCGCGAATCAGCGGGCCAGGGCTGGGGCATGTTCCGCGTGACGCATGTTGTGGTGAGCGGTGCGCGCGAACCCGAAGCCAAGACGGCGTAGCAGGCGCGGCCCGGCGGTGTTCGGCATGGCACGGTAAGGCGGGGCCTGGTACGGCCCGGCATGGCGCGGTGGGGCACAGCAAGGCAGGCGCGGCATGGCCCGGTGAGGTGAGGTGAGGTGAGGTGCGGCCCGGCTTGTCTGGGTTGAGCAAGGCAGGCGGGGCGGAGCCTGGCGTGGCTGGGCGCGACTGGGTTAAGCGTGGCGCGGCGGGGCCAAGCAAAGCAGGCCCGGCACGGCCTGGCGCGGTTAAGAGTGGTCGAGTCAGGTTAGGACGGGCGAGGCGAGGCGCAGCAAAGCAGGCGCGGCATGGTCAGGCGCGGTGAGGTCTGGCGCAGTGCGGTCTGGCGCAGTGCGGCATGGCATGGCGAAGCAGGCGAGGCAAGGACTGGAGTGGCGGGGCGGGGTCTGGAGCGGCGCGGCAGGCGAGGCATAGCAGGGCGAGGCGCGGCCCGGTGCAGCGGGGCGGCGCGCGGTGGAGCGCGGCGTGGTGTGGCACGGCACAGCAGGCGTGGCCAGGCCCAGCAGGGCGGGATCGAGTCCGGTTAGGCGTGGCCGGGCGTGGCAGGGCAAGGCATTCAATGTTTCTGAAAGGTTGGTGAGTATGAGTCGAGCAAAGACCAAACAGCGGCCGGCGCAGTTTCGCACGCGCAAGGGCGCACGATTTCCGAAGGCCGCGAATATTCAGGCCGTCGGCGATGCCTTACTGCAAGTGTACGAGGCCGAAGGGGAACTGAAGCCGTCGCGCTACATCGAGATCGCGCAGGACGCGGAGCATCCGTTTCATCCCACGCTCGAGTGGGACGATGTCAAAGCCAGCCATCAATACCGGCTCTGGCAAGCACGCACAGTGCTCAATTCGATCGAAGTGATCGTCATGGGATCCGGCAAGGACGCCGACGCGGTTGCGCAGAGTGTGCCCGTGTTCTTCAACGTCCCGGAGGCGAAAGGCGAGGGGCGCTATCGCACGCTAGATGATGTCATTCAGCATCCCGAAGAAATGGCCGCCGTGATTCATGCGCTGATGGAAAAGCGCGATGCGCTGGAAGTGCGGATCCAGCATGCGAAGCGGCGGATCGAAACCTCCCCCGACGAGGCGATTCGGGCGCGCGCCGTCTCGTTGGCGGTGGCGCTGGAGAGTCTCGCCGCCTGCAAACTCGCACTCGAAACGACGGTGCATTGAGAGGTCGGAGGCAAGGCCGGGCTTGGCATGGTACGGCCGAGCGCGGCGCGGCAAAGCAGGCGCGGCCCGGCTTGGTCAGGCGTGACCGGGCATGGCATGGCCGGGCGAAGCGAGGCAAAGCAGGCGGGGCATAGCACGGCGAGGCGCGGTCAGGCTGAGTCGGGCACGGCAAAGCACAGATGTTCAGAGAAGGACGGGAAGGATGAACCTACAGGAATACGGCGCGTATTTCTTTACCCTGATTCAGCGCGCGGAAGGGCAACCGGCCGACGACTATGAGGCCGTGCTCGGCGCGAGCGGGCTCCCGGCGGGCTACAAGCCGTGGGTCATTCCCGATGCGTCGATGCCGCATCACGCGATGACGCAGCAGATCGGGACCGACGGGCGCATCGCCGGGCGCATCTTTCTGCCGACGGCGATACCGGACGACCTCGGCTACTACACGCATCCGGTGAGTCCGCTGAAGGACGGCCCGACGCCGGGATCGCTGCTGTGGGAATGGCGCGATCTGGGCGGCCCGCCCATCGTCACGCCTGGCGCTGACGGCGGCGCCGTGCCGAGCGACCCGCAGTTGGAACAGCGCATCGCCGCGTTAGAAGCCAACGCGGTGCAGTACGGGCAGACGGTCGGCCTGCGGATGAACAGCGGCACGGTGATCGCCGTGACGAACGGGGGCCCTCCGGTGAGCAACAAGCCGGTAACGTTCGAATCCCGGGACGCCGTCGGGCCGTGGGAATCGTTCGAGGTGGTGAAGCCATGACCACGACCGCCCTCGAGAGCAGCAAACTCCCCGAGCCCGTCGCGCGACGAGGCGTCAGCGAAGCCCAGTGGCGCACGCTCTGCCACTCGCTCTATCCCGGCGCGAACCCGAAGAGCGTGCTCCTGGTGCTCGACTACTGCCGCGCGCGCAATCTCGACCCGCTCAAGCGGCCGTGCCACATCGTGCCGATCGAGGTGCGCGACCCCGTGACCGGCGCTTACGTGACGCGCGACGTCGTGCTGCCGGGCATTTACGAGCTCCGCACGACCTCACAACGCACGGGCGTCTACCTCGGGCACAGCCGGCCCGACTACGGGCCCATCGGCCCCGTCTTCGGCGTCGAGGCGCCGGCCTGGTGCGAGCTCACGTTCTACCGCTGGAACGAGACCGCGGGGCAGCGCGTCGAGTTTCCCGTCCGCACCTACTTCCGCGAAGTGTGCGCGACGGTGAAGGACCGGAAGACGTCGGAGCTCACGGCCAACGCCCGCTGGCGCCGCGCGCCGGTGCAGATGCTGACGAAGTGCTGCGAGGCGGCGGGGCTGCGCGAAGCCTTCCCCGACGAATTCGGCGGGATGCAGACCGCCGAAGAACTCGACGGGCAGCGCGCCGTCGACGCCCAGGCGGAGGACGAGGCGCCGCCGGCGCCGGCGCCCGCGGGGTTCGAGGCGTGGTGGGACGACCTGCGTGCGACCGCCGAAGAGCGCGACCTGGCGAAGCTCGAACAGGCGTATGCCGCCTCCGCGCCGGCGCTGCGCGCCTACGTCGCGCAATCCCAGGCCTACCGCCTCGGCTGGGAGGCGCTCAAGCGCGAGGCGCAGCGGACCACCGACGGCGACGTCGTCGAGGGCGAGACCGAATGATCCTCGTGACTCCGGACCAGCGCACGGCGGCCTGGGCGACGGCGCGCCTGGGCCGCCTGACCGGCTCGAGCGCGGGCGACATGCTGACGACGATCAAGACGGGCGAAGCCGCCAAGCGGCGCGACCTCCGCCTCCGCCTGGTGTGCGAGCGGCTGACGCAGCTGCCCCAGGAGAACGGCTACGTCTCGAAAGACATGCAGAGAGGCATTGACATGGAAGCCACGGCGCGGGCCGTCTACGAGGCGACGACCGGCCTGCTGGTGCGCGAGGTCGGGTTCGTGGCGCACGACACCCTCGAGGCGGGCTGCTCGCCCGACGGCGAGATCCGCGACTACACGGGCATCCTCGAGATCAAGTGCCCGAAGGCGGCGACCCACCTGGGCTACGTCCGCGCCGGCGCGATCCCGCCGGAGTATCGCCCGCAGATCGTCCACAACCTGTGGATCACCGGGGCGGCCTGGTGCGACTTCGTCAGCTACGACGATCGCTTCCCCGTGCCGCTCCGCTTCGTGCGCGTGCGCGTATTGCGGGAGCACGTCGACCTGCTCGCGTATGAACTCGCCGCGCGCCTGTTTCTGTCCGAAGTCGATCGCGAGCTCGCCGAGGTGCAACAGCTGCTCGATCGCGAACTCGAGAAAGTCGGTGCCGAATGAAGATGACCGTGGAAGTCAGTTCACGCAACGAAGGGGACGCGCTGCGCCGGGCGCTCGAGGACCCGGTCCTGCGCACGTCGGCGCTGGTGACGGGGCTGCTGCTCGACCTCGAGGACGTCGAGGACCGCCTGCGCGTCCTGGCGTTCGTCTCGGCGCAGCTGCGCAACGGGCACCAGCGGGCGCCCGGCGCGCTCAGGATCCATGACGGCAGCAACACGACCGGTGAGTAAGCCGTGGGGGTCAACGGCGAGAAGGTCCGGCTGCCTTACATGCCGTTCTATGTCGAGGACTGGCTCTCGTCGACGGCGGTCGCGGGGTTCACGCTCGCCCAGCAGGGCGCGTATCTCCGACTGCTCGCGCGGCAGTGGCAATCCCCGACGGGCGCGCTCCCAAACGACGAGCGAGAACTGGCGCGGATTTCTGGCCTCGGGCCGCGGTGGAAAACCGCGGGGAAACCGATCATCGCCAAGTGCTTCAAGGTGGTACCACAAGGGATCCAAAATTTGAAGCTACAAGCGATCCGAAACGAGGTACTACAGCGATCAGAGAAAGCGCGAAAATCCGCCGAAAAACGGTGGACCGACGATGCGAACGCATAGCTGGAGCAGATGCCCTGCAAGGATGCATGCCAGATGCGAACGCGATGCTCAACCGATGCATTCTCCAGAGATCAGATGTACAGAGGTACTACTAGCAACCAGCCTCTTCGATCCCGCAGTGGAGATCCGTACAACGTGGTATCACCGCCGCGCTGCGCGCGACGGCCTTTTCGCTGAAGAAGATGCAGACCCAACCCCGGCTGACGTTCGCGGCCCTGTGCGCGATCGCGCGCCGGGTGCTAGAGCACGAGCCGGGCATCGACGATGCCGAGTGGAAGGAGCGCATCAAATGCCACATTGCGAGGGAGCATCGAGCGTATCCAACACCGATCGAGCTCGGCGCGGCGCTCTCGGCCGTCGAGACGGCGATCGCGAAGTCGCGAGGACCGCAGCTCGCCCCGGCGCCGCTGACGCCGGAGCCGGCCGCGTCGCGACCGTTGTCGGGCGACGAGTCCCGTGCGGCACTCGCGCACCTGCGAGCGCGCTTCGGGCCGCTGCCGGGGCTGAAGCCGCGCGCCATGCCGACGGCCTCACCCGGCGACGACGAGCGCAAGACGCGCGCGCGGTACAGGCTCGTGCTTTTCGCCGAACAGCTGCGCACTATCGCGCGGCTGCGGCGCGCCGAGCGTCAGCCGCGCTCGACGTAGCGGAAGCGGGCGTAGATCTCGAGGGCGGTGCCGCGCGGGCGAATGGCGAGCTCGTGGCATTGACAGCGCGAGGCGCCCGGCTGCCAGATATGGCGCACCACCCAGGACCCGTCGTGCACGACGTCACACACGGTCGGCGCGGGCTCGTCGAGGTTGGGGACGCGTGCGGTCGGCATACGCGCCGTGTGTGCCGCGGCGACAGGCCAGACGTCCGGCGGTGCGGGATCCTCCATGTTGACGACCGTGTTGCACCGGCCGGGCCAAGTGCGTGAGAACCGAGTCACGGAGGCGCGCATGATCACGCTGATTCTGACGCTCATCATCCTCGGGGTGCTGTGGTACCTCGTGGATACGTACATCCCGATGCCGGCGCCGATGCGGACGATCGTGCGGGTGGTGATCCTCCTGGCGGTCGTGCTCTACCTGGCGCGGTTCTTCGGGGTGCTCTAATGCCGGTCGCTCCCGCCCCGCCCTGCCCCGTCTCGCGCTGCCCCGAGCGCGTGCCCTGCCCAGTCCATGCGCGCGCGCTGGCGCAGGCCCGGGAGCAGCGGCGCCCCTATCGGGACGCCCGCCGCTGGTACTACCAGGCGCGCTGGGTGCATCCCGCCTGGGGGTTGCGGGCCGAGGTGCTGGCGGACAATCCCTGGTGCGTCGCCTGTCAGCAGCAGGGCCGACTCGAGGTCGCGACCGACATCGACCATGTCGTCCCCCATCACGGGGATCCGGATCGGTTCTGGGATCGGGGCAATCTGCAGGGGCTCTGCCGGGGGTGCCATGCCGCCAAGACGCGGCGGGGGGCGTGAGGCCCAAGGGGGGGGAGGGGCGCATGGGGGGGTGGCGGGTCCGGCAGCGGCAGCGGGCGGGGGCCCGGGCGGCGCTCAATCGGCCGTGGCTCGAGGCGGACGGGCCGCCCGCGCTCGGGCCCGACCCGTCAGCGCCGCGCGATCCGTTCGTCGATCATCCGCCGCTGGCGGGCAGTACCCATCCCACCTGGTGGCACGTCTCCCGCCTCGAGGCGACGGGCCCGGTGTTGATCGCCGAATGTCAGACCGAGACCGCGGCGATCGGGGTGATGACGCGCGAGCGGTGGCGGACGCGGCTCACGAAGTGGCGACGCGCGCCGCTCGAGAGTTTCCATCCGCGCAAGCCGGGGGCGTGACGATGTTGCCGACGATCGGCGGCCCAAACCCGTCTGCGATCACGATCCCAAAGGCGCTCGAATTTCCGAGGATGACATTCCCAGGCGGCTCGCCGAATACGGCGCGATCAACTGGCGGGTCAAGCGCGTGGCGCTGCTGCGCGAGGACGCTGTCCGTCTGATCGCGCTTAAAGACACATTCAAGCCAGGCGATTCCGACATCGCGTGGTATCGGCGACACACGGGCCTGGACTACGGCATCGAGCTTGAGGCGATCCCGTCGACTGACCTCCGCGACCGCGTCGAGACGGCCGGCGGAGCAACGCCGTAACCGATCGGTTACGGCGTTGAGAGCCGGGAAG